CATTATCAGCAGGATCGTTCTTTGCTACAAATATACCTGCCGTAAACAAATTAAGATATCAAGCAAGAGCAACTGGAACAATTGATGCAACAACATCTAGTATATTAGGCACATTGTATTCAAGACCAGATAGTTTCTTTGTACATAGACCGTATGACGGTGGTGTGCAGTTAGGTACAGGCGGTCCACAACACGGCGCACAAGCTATACGTCAAAGTAAAAAGTACATTCGTTACCAATCAGGTAAAGGCATTATGTATACTACTGGTGCGCTATTTGCACCAAGTTACGATTTGCGTAGTTTGACAGCAGACGATGTAGAAGTAGGATCACTAATCACAATTGAAACAGACGACAATGACCACGGAGTACAAGTTGGCGGAGTTGTTAGAATTCTTGGAGTAGAAACTCCTGGATATAATAGTGGTACTGAAACTGCTGTTCCTCCTGTGTTTGATTATATAGTAGAAAGTGTAATTGACGAACGCAGATATACAGTACGAGCAAAGCGTAGACTAGGCGCAACTACCGCTGTACTAGGATTTGGCTCACAAATGAGCGTTGTTGCTTGGCACGGTGCTACAGTACGTTCAGGTATCTTTGATGACCAAAATGGTATTTTCTGGGAGTTCGACGGCACACAAATTAGTGTAGCACAACGTACAGGTACAAGACAACTTGCAGGAACAATTGCACTAAGCGTAGATGATAACCTAGTAGCAGGTTCAAACACTAGATTCCAAGATCAATTAAAAGCTGGAGATAGAATTATTATCAAAGGTATGACACATGTCGTAAGTCACGTTAACAGTCAAACTGAAATTACAGTTACACCAGACTTCCGCGGAGTTGTAGACATTGCCGGCGCAAAGGCTAACTTAATTGTAGATAAGAAAACAAAACAAAAAGACTTTAACTTAGACAAACTAGACGGAACTGGACCAAGTGGTTACGATATCGACATTGCTAAAATGCAAATGATTGGTATTCAATACAGTTGGTATGGTGCTGGTTTTATTGACTTTATGCTACGTGGTTCAGATGGTAACTTTGTATTTGCGCACAGAATGCGTAACTCAAACGTAAACACAGAAGCGTTTATGCGTTCAGGTAACTTGCCTGTACGTTACGAAGTTAGTAATGAAGGACCAAGCGGCAAACTTGCAGCATCACTTGATGCAAGTCAAGTTACAATACCATTAACAGATAGTAGTTTCTTTCCAGACTATGGCACAATTTATATTGACAACGAAATTATGACGTTTAGTGGTAACAATAAAACTACTAATACACTAACAGGAATAACTCGCGGCGCAACATTTACAAACTTTCAAGCAGGAGCAGCACGAAGCTATACAGCTGCCGCTGCTACCACACACAACGATCGAACAGGCGTTATATTAATATCTCAAACAATTACACCGTTAATTAGTCACTGGGGTAGTGCGTTTATTACAGATGGTATGTTTGATGATGATAGAGGTTATATTTTCTCCTATGCAGAAAATCAAGTAAACGTTAGTACTACTAAACAAAGTGCTTTCTTAATTAGATTGGCACCAAGTGTATCAAATGCACTTATTGGTGATTTAGGTGAAAGAGAACTACTAAACAGAGCGCAGTTACTACTACAAGGCATTGAAGTTACATCAGACGGTATAGACACTGATAATAGTAATGCTCCGGTCGTAGGAGGTATTGTTATTGAAGGAATTCTTAATCCACAAAACTATCCATTAAATCCAGCAGACATTGGTTGGACAGGACTAAGTGGTGTTGCACAAGGTGGACAGCCTAGTTTTGCACAAATTGCTTCCGGCGGTAGTGTTAACTGGTCAACTGGTGATGCTGCAACAACAGCAACAGCTACATCACAAAGTACAATTACTGCTGCTATTAATTCAGGTATATATAACAGTCCGAATAATAGAAACTATGTGTTTATCGATACAGCAGATTATCAGACCACATTCGGAACTACGTCTAGTGCTCCTGTTTTAGGTAAAACTATTACAGGTGATAACATTGCTGCAAATACCACTATTACTAATGTTTATATTAGTGGATCTTATGGTTATTTTAGGTTAAACCGAAATACTACTGGCCAAACAAATGCTGGAACAGCGTCTGCGTTTTCAGTGCAAGAAGCTAATGAAGCGTTGGTTAATAGAAACTTTGCATATTTTGCTAAAGCAAGTTTTGAAGCGTCTGGCGCAGGCATTGGTACAGAACTATCCGACGGCGGCAGTGTTACATTCCCTGCAAACACATTGGTTAACAGTATAAACTTGTTAGACTTTGGCGGCACAGAGTACTATGCAGTGCAGTTTAATAACGCATTTACTGGTACACTAGCAGTAGGCTCAGGCACTGTAGAATTTACGTTTGTGCAACCGCCGTATGCACAGCCTGGAGAAACAGTATTCTCGTTCATTGCAACACCTGGTGAACGTGCTAGTTTAGACTTGTCACAGTTGAAAGAACTTACTAATACACCGCTAGGCGGCAGAGGAACATATCCAAATGGTCCAGATGTACTAGCACTTAACGTATATAAAGTTGGTGGCGCAGCAACTGATGCAAATATTATTCTAAGATGGGGCGAAGCACAAGCCTAAAGGGCTTGTGCAAACTCCCAAAGATTATCAAACACAAGTGTTTGTTTTTTAATCTGTTTGTATGCGTGTTTGTTTAATTGTTTTTCAGTTTCTAAACCATAGCCGGTTCTAACTAGTATAGGCTTAGCACCTATTTTGTGAGCAGCCTTTAAGTCACTAAGTTTGTCACCAACAAAAAACCCTTTTGAAAATTTAATATACGGATGCTCTTTTTCGCATCTTTTAAACATTCCTATATTTGGTTTAGCGTACATATCCTGTTTTCTACTACTAGTACTATAATATATTGCATCAATACTGGGGCATCCTGCTTGTCCTAAAAGCTGTAGCATTTTATTATGCACTTGTTCTACATTATTAGTAGTCATTAATCCTTTTTCTATTCCGCCTTGATTAGTAATAACTGCTATTCTATGGCCTTTAGATCGTAGTAGTGCAACAGCTTCTAAACTGTTGGGTATAGGTTGAAAATATTCAGGTGAAGTTACATATGTGCCTAAGTCTTCATTAAGCACACCGTCACGATCTAAGCCAACAACTGGTTTATTATAATTGTTGTCGACATTAAACTCTTGACTATTATTGCTTACAAACGCATTATCTAATACACTTTTAGCCATTTTCTTCCTTTGACTTTTGACTATCGCCAGGAGCAACTCTATAATTGTCTTCGACACTGTCGGCTGTACTAACTTCAGTGATACTAGAACTTCCTTGTAAACAGATTAATCTATGTGGCTGTAGTGGAGGATTGTGCCATACATCTCCTTCGTTTAGTTCTTTTTCATAAAGTCCGGCATTTGTAGTATCGATCCATTGTACTTTAAATTTACCAGTATTTACAAACCATGTTTCTTCTTTTTCTCGATGAAAATGCATACTAAATTTAGCACCTTCTTTCTCAAAGAACATAATCTTCCCACAGTATTTGTCAGTAGATGCCCAAATTAATTCGTATCCCCATCCCTTAGGAATAACTCCGCTAAGCCTAGTTGGTTCGTTATTTTCCATTGATATAATCCTCTATATTTGTCCACTGCATATCTACTACACTATTTAAATTAGTTAAGTCTGCACATGTGTACTTTTGGTACTGTGACTTTATGTTTTCTGGAATTGGTATATATTCTATAGATGCACTATGCTTATTGGCAATAGTCTGCGCTACAGTTTCAAAACTTACTGGATTACCTGTGCCTACATTAAAGATGCCTGATTGATCTACGTCAAACATTTTTTCATGTAGTTTGCATATATCGTCTACACATACAAAATCTCTAAGATATTTGTCACTATCTTCAAACACTTTAATTACACTATTTTCTTTTGCTTGGTTTGTAAACTTAGTGTACGGACTTGCTTGATCACCTTTGTGTTCTTCACCTTCTCCGTAAACATTAAAGTAACGAAAGCCTTGTATTTTAATTGCAAATTCATCTATGTATTGATTAATGAATCTGTCAAACAAATACTTCGACCATGCATAAGGACTTTGTGGTAGTAATGGACCGTTCTCGGTAAAGTGTTCAGTCGGACCGTATACACTTGCACTAGATGCATATTGTAAATTAGTACCAAAGTTTTCGCATATTTGCGCAAGTCTAACACTAAATTCAAAATTTTGTTCTAGTATTTGATCAACATCTGTATATGTAGTTGAGCTAATAGCGCCTAAATGTATACACCAATCATAACCTTCAGTATGCGGAAGTACTCCTGGTTCCCATTCCCAGCCTTCTACTTCATGGCCTTGTTGTTGCAAATAACTTGCAACATTCTTGCCAATAAATCCTTCGTTTCCTGTAACTAATATTTTCATTTGCTTGCCTCTATAATCTCTGTTGTTGAATAACCTTCAACTGTGGGAACAAGATGAACGTCAGCCAAATCATGTCCTACTACTTGTTCTACTGTGTAATCACCGCCCTTTACAATAACGTGTGGCTTTAATTTTTTAATTAATTCGTACGGAGTGTCTTCGTCAAATACAACAACTTCGTCTATCCACGGTAATAATTCTAATTGCTTTTTACGTTTATTTACATTATTAATAGGACGCTTAGGACCTTTAAACCGTCTGACACTTTCATCTGAATTTATACCTACTATTAGTTTTCCACCAAGTGATTTTGCTTCATCTAATAGCTCAAAGTGCCCTGTGTGTAGTATGTCAAAGCACCCGTTAGTAAACACTATGCGTTCTTCTAGATCGCTTACAGCAAGCGTGTGTGTGCCCACATGCTTAACTGCTTCTCTAGATCCTTTGATAGCAAGTTCTAAACAATGCTTGTAAGTGTATTGCTTTGTTAGTCCATACACAAATGCGGCTAAGAAACAATCTCCTGCACCTGTAACATCTGACACTTCAACAGACTCAACTAGAATATCGTATTCTATATTATCTATTGTAGCAGTTACATTGTCACCTGCGTTGGTTGTAATAATATTGCCATGCCATTCATTAAATCCAAACTTAGTAAATTCGCTGTTGTTAGGTTTTATTAACCATGCGTCTTTATACTGATTTGCATGCTCTTTAGGATCTACAATAATCTTACAATTAAATTTATTAATGTGTTTGATAATTTCAAGTGACTCGTCAAGTACACCTTTATTATAATCACTTAATATGACATACTCGTATTCTGAAAAGTCTTGTAATTCTATAGTTTCTAATACTGATGTACTGTCTGCATGTTTATCATTGTCAATACGTGTAATGTAATGTCCGTCACAAATTACTCTAGTTTTAATGCTACTAGGTTGTTCGGTTTCAAATAGTGTTACATCAGCTCCTAGGCTTTTTAAGTTTTCGTAAACCAGCCCAGCACCACCTAGTGTTTCAACTTCGCGTTGATATTTAACCACAGGCACAGGTGCTTCAGGACTTAACCGTTCTGAAGTGCCATAAATATATTTGTCGATTATTACATCGCCGATAATTAATACTTTCATGTTTATATTATACTATCTTTTAGGTTATTTGTCAAGTAAATTAATTGTTTGAAAAACAGTGTCTAACTTGGTTAAGTTAATTTTACTTTGAAGTGTGTTGCGTAATCCGTGATGCAATGGCTTAGGCCATTTAGTAAAACTACACCATGCATACCCGTTGTGTTCTATATTAAGTTTAGGAATAAATTCACTATTGACTACGCACAAGTATGTGTGAAAATAAAACCTACTATCAGGCGAGATGAAACTCTCTAAAGGAAGTGTTTTTTTAATTTCAGGTAGAAATCCAATTTCTTCTTCAATTTCTCTTTTTAAGCCTTCAAATGGTGTCTCGGCACCTTCGTTAGTACCGCCGACAAGACCCCACAGATTATTACGCTTGCCTTGCGCTCTGTGAAGGAATAAAAATCTATTTGTATCTAAGGTGTAAAATAGCGCACCGCTACATGTAATACGATTGTTCATACATATAATTAGCCTGCTAGTTCAACTCTCCACGTGCCAACTGGATAATCGCCATCAATGCTTAATAGCCATTCACTGTTCTTAAATCTGTACTGTACACTTGTATTTAAATTAGTAGTGTATGTAACTTCTGTTACAGCACTTGCATCAAATACAATATTCCATCTAGATCCATTCCATTCAATAATATCGTTTGCACTTGCAACAGTTGCACTTGTATCTGTGTTTTGCCAAGCAACTGGTGATTGCGTAGCAGTAGCATCACCGACGTCATTTAATAGTAATAAGCGTACACCGCTTGTTTTAATAGCACTTGGATTAAAGTTAGTTGGATCAATAATGTAATCAATGCTGGTTCTAGCAGCTATTACAGTGTCGCTTGGAAAACTATCTTCATCCCAGTTAATTATTATCTTACCTTCGTCGAATGGACTTAGTGTAAATGTGCCTGTAACTGTACTTGCATTATCTTGGCTAGTAAAGTATACGCGACTTACGCCAGCAGCATACATGCCCGGCAATGCTTCGAAGATTTCTCTCCAGTTTTTATTACCAACCATACCATTTGAGAACAACTGTGCAGCGTCTCCATCAACAAATGCACCCCATGTAGCGTAATTGACATTAGCCATGTGAGCTGCTGTATCAGTCTGTGATATTCTACCGTGTTCATTTTGTGTAACGCCGGCTCTCGGAACATCATCGTATGCATTTAGTACAGGCTTACTTACCCCGCCTTCAATAGTACCTAATGCTTCGTCAAACATACTTGTAATAATATTAGTAATTACACCCATTTTACGTACTTTAGTTGGTGGACTGATATAGATAGGAATACTAAAAGTAATTGTACAAATATCTATTTCACTATCTATACCAACAGGCACACTTCTACTGGACCATGCAACGTTTTCTAAATTTACAACACTAATACTAGTCCAGTCGATAAAGTTATCAGTAGTTTGCATTTCTAAACTTGGATTAAACAATACAAGTATTTGCTCTAACAATTGTAATTTTTGATCAGTGTTCGATGTCCATATGTCTGCGTTCAGCCGCATCATATACGGAGTAGGAATTAACCGTTCAACTGTATAGTTCTTGCCTTGTGAATTTAAATACTCTCCTGCATCCGTATCATATGCACGTTCTCTAATATTAGTTTTACGTGTGTATGTTGAAT